GTCGCTGTGTGAGATTCTCGTGAGTCCTCAGCAACTTCAGTCTTAAAACAGGATTAGTATCCATAAAAATCAATTTATTATCCCTTTTAAGGATATTTAATGAATAAAATATCCATTTTATCCAAATAAGGGATATATTTGCACTATAATAATAATCTTAACGAAGCAAAGATAATGAAAGCCGTAGTAAAATCAAACATTCTGCCCGATAATGGGATAAAAATGACCTTGAAGGACTATTATGAATCTCTTCCCAAAACCACCAGCCCCAAGACCGAGTTTTTGAAGAGGGTTGTGGACGAGTGCGGAGTATCGTTCGGCACTGCGATAAACTGGGCAAAACGTGGTATGCACCCAGCGGACGAGAAGCACCTTCCCACGCTGTCGAAACTGACCGGAATCCCCGAAGAAGAACTGTTCGATTAAGAGTCATAAAGCGATGGAAGACATGGAATTTTACATGGCGGACGGTGAGTTGCTCTGTCAATATCCAGACGGTAGCGTGAAGCCAGTTACTGATAGCGACACAGACTTCATCCGAGAGATGGTAGCCACTATAAGGGAGTGGTATCCGGGAGCATACAATGCCCTATCGGAATGTTACAGCAGAAGTGTGAACAATGTTCCTTACTTCCATTACCTGATGGTGCGGCGTTTCTTGAAGTGCAACTTCGGTAACCTTGACCACACGGCGTTGGACATACAACGGACGGGTAAGTTCAACTTCGAGAAGGTGCATTGCCCGTTGAGGGGCGAGTGCCGCTACGAGGGTGAAATATGCGGAGCAAAGTTCAACAGCCGCCTATCCGCAGCGGAGGTTAGGGTAATGCGCTTGGTGTACGATGGAATCAGCAACGACGAGATAGCAGAACGACTGTATATCTCCCCTCACACGGTAAAAAATCACATAAAGTCTGTATATCTGAAACTTGGGATTCACGAGAAATCCGAATTTATCCAGTATGCACACAATAACAACCTTTTTAATGATTAACTATGTTAAATGAAGCCATTTTAAAGATTGTACTAAACGACAAAACATTTAGTCAACGAGAAGCTGAAAAAATAGTAGGAAGCCGAAACCGACTATTTGAACTAGTTGGGAATGGGTCTATCCGTGCAGAGAAGAAACCGTCAGATAGACAAAACGGAAGATGGTATTGTAATGCTTACGATGTAATCAAATTCGCCTGTATAAAATAAGCCCCTTAATAACATGAACACAACCTGTATTATCCCACGGTCAACAATCGAGAAACGATACGACAAGGCAAGGGAAGATTTCAACGACCAATACGACAACTCCCCTTACAAATTGAAATGTAAGGAATTTTATCTGGGAGGCGGGGTAGAAAACTACGAGGTCGTCAGCCAGATACTATTGATGAACGAGGAAGAAATAGCCAAATCCTACCTCGAAGATTGTGACCCGAAAGACTGGAAGAGCATTCGTCGATACCGGGAAGACATCATGTGCGATGCCACGGACATCTACAAAACCGCTATCGCTATGGTAAAAGCCGATATTCAGAAACTAAAAACCATACAGGACGAGGTAGAAAGTTTTCTTGACGACCATATAGGAGAAAACATGGACGGTCACTATCTCGACGGAGATATAAACCATGAAATAGAGTTGATCGACAAATACGTCAATGTCCGCATTCATTACGACGCATACAATCACAAGGAGTGGGACAACGGCAACTATTTAACGCCACGTTCCGACAGTGGCTACATCGATACGGAATACACGGTAACCGTATTCGACAAATGCGGAAATGAAGAATTTGAGTTTAACAGTAATTTCCAAATATAACAGTCATGATATTCTACAAGTTATTTACCC